CCAATAACCAATTATGCAGCCGAATTTGCACAAGATCTGAAGAAAGCATTGTTGACAGGTAGAGTTAAAGATTCTGTAGGGTTGAGAAGAATAGCCAACGGTGTAACAGATGCTGAACATTTTATAATGCCTGACAGTGGCAGAATACTAGAAGACAATCTGAAAGGAATAGCAGGTAGTAAGATACGATTGCCGTACCCAAATATCACTTTGGAATACTACGCACCTCAAGATGATATAAAACCTGGACAATACTCCGTTCCCAAACGTGTGCTGTGGGCATCGGAGACAACCGAAGGAATACAGTGTGTCGCTGGAGGTAAAGGACAGATTTCTACTTTTTGGGAACCACATCCGGTGGGGTGCATTGTTCCATATGAATGGTCTGACACTTCAAATATTAACCTTCTTGTTGGGCATGATACAGGCAAAATACAGATTGCGATGACACCGTTCATCATTACAAACGAACATAAGGAAGTGATAAACAACCACGCATTACGAAAAGGAATTGGCGTAATGGACATGGTAAAACTGTCGATTGAGGATATATGTGATGAAGTCACTGCATTGCTGGAACTGATCGAGGCATTGACTTGTTCCAATGTTCATGCGGCATCACCAAGTAAAACCAAGACTGGTATGAATCGACAATGGTGTCGCAAGAACAAGATACCGTTTTTTAAAACCAAGGTGTTAGTCATTGACACCAACAAACAAGCACCAGGTGCTGGTAAACCAACAGGTGGACATGCATCCCCACGACAGCACTTGCGACGTGGACATATTAGAAGACACCCATCTGCGGGAAATATATGGATCAATTCAACAGTTGTAGGATCACCAACAGATGGACATACCGATAAATTGTATAAGGTAAAGTAGCATGAAAAAGGCAGATAGAAGAAATCAGATCATGACCCACGCCATTAAGTTGGCCCGTCAGATCGGTTATATGAATGTCCGACGGGATGACCTGGCGTCGAAGGCCGGTGTGGCTAATGGTCTGGTGTCAGCCCATTGGAGTACGATGGCACAACTGCGAACAGCTATCATCCGTGAGGCTGTGAAAATTGGTGACCCTGTGATTGTCGGCCAAGGCTTGGCGCTGAAGAACCGACACGCCATGAGAGCATCTCAAGAGCTAAAGGATCAGGCTATCGCACACATCGCGGGGTAGGACAACATGGATCAACTTCCCAAGGGGTTACTACCCTTCGCAGAATACCACCAGTTTATAATCCATCAGAACAAAGTACCCATCAATGTAGCGACCATGAAGCCGCACAATGCTCATGATGCAGCCATACAAATGAGTGCACAGGATGCCATCGACACTGCAAAGGCGTTAGATGACAGTTTCGGCGTTGGATTTGTATTCACCAAGGCCGACCCGTTCTGGTTCCTCGACATTGACAATTGCATGACACCAACCGGCATGACACCCATCGCTGAACAGATGCTGGAAATGTTCAGCATGTGCCCTTCTGAGATCAGCCAGTCATACACCGGTCTGCATTTGTTCGGCACTGGTGATTGCCCAGCTCACGGCACCAGGAATGAAGAGCACGGTATGGAGTTCTATACTGAGAAACGATTCGTCGCGCTGACCGGCAACATGCTCAACGATGAACCGGCTGACGCTGACTGTAGTCTGTTCTTGCCCTGGTTGGTCGAGACTTTCTTCAGTTACACACCAGGTGCTGCGCCTGCCGACTGGACCATCAAACCGGTACCTGAGTGGAAGGGTATAACCGACGACGATCTACTGATCCAGAAGTTCCGTGCCAATGTGTCTGTCACCAAGGCTATGGGTGGTGGGTGGCTTAACGAGGCGCTGTTCACCGGTAAGCTTGAAGAGGGGTACGACGCTAGTGCCGCAGACATGTCACTCGCGTCACGGTTGGCCTTCTGGACAGGGAAGGACTGCCAGCGGATCGAGCGGATCATGAAGCTGTCAGGGTTGAAGCGTGACAAGTGGGACCGTCGTGAGCGTCCACCAGGTTACCTGAGAACGACGATCCTCAAAGCCTGTGCAAACTGTACGTCAGTGTACAACGTGGAGCCTGGTCCACCACCACCACCACCACCTGGTGACCTAGATGCCAAGACCGGTTACCAATACATGTCACCACCACAACAAACCGAATACTTCAAAGACCATGTGTATGTCATGAACACGCACACGGTGTGGGTGCCTGGTTTGGATCACCTGAAGCCTGACCAATACAAGAGTCAGTTCGGTGGTTATGATTTTGCAATTGACGACACAGGGGGTAAGAAGACAGACAACGCATGGAAGGCATTCACTGAGTCCCAGGCGGTCAAATTCCCGAAGGTATACGGTTCAGCATTCAGGCCGAAAGAGCGGTCGGGTAAGATCATAGTTGAAGAAGGCAGGCAGTACATCAATACATACGAACCGTATGACACCCCACGCATAGACGGTGACACAACACCGTGGATGAACTGGTTGAAACTGGTGCTGCCGGAAGAACAGGATCGGGTGATCTTACTGTCGTTCATGGCGGCAATCGTTCAGAACCCTGGTGTCAAATTCCCATATACAATACTGATCCAAGGCATGCAGGGTAACGGTAAGGGATTAATCACCAAACTGATGGAGTTCTGTGTCGGCAGACGATACACCCATATAGCTAAGGCCAGTGACCTGGGTGGCAATGGTTTTAAGTTTAACGGTTGGATGTTGAACAAGCTGTTGATCATCTTCGATGAGATCTACACCGCCGAACGTCATCACATTGTCGAGGACATGAAGCCGTTCATCACTGAGGACAGGGCTGAGATTCAGATGAAAGGTCGCGACCAGGTCATGGCTGACACACCGTTCGCTATTCTAATGGCGACCAACCACAAAGACGCCATACGCACTACGTTTGATCATCGTCGCATCTGCACGATGTACATGGCCCAGCAGTCGATTCAGGATCTGCGTAGTGCTAGGATGGTGGGCGACTTCTTCCCGTACCTGTGGAATTGGTGCAAGAAGGAAGGATTTGCCATCATGAACAACTACCTGCACGAGTACCGGATACCCGACGAGTACAACCCTGCCACACTGTGTCAACGTGCGCCAACTACCAGCAGCACCAACGAGGCGGTCAACCTGAGCCTGGGTGCCATCGAGCAGGAGATCATGGACGCCATTGATGAGGGTCGGCCAGGGTTTGCAGGATTCTGGGTGAGCAGCATCATGCTGAACAGGCTGTTTGAGAAACTGCGTGTCACCGGCAAGATCCCACAGAACAAGCGCCGTGAGATGATGAACTCTATCGGCTATGAGTGGCACCCTGCACTGTCCGGCGGTCGGGTGAACAATCCGATCCCACAGGAGGGTGGTAAGCCCAAGCTGTTCGCTCAGATCGGACACCCAGTCAACAGCATAGGCAGTGCGGCTGACGTAACCAAGGCATACTGTAAGGCACAGGGTTATGCACCACAATTTGACGGGATTGTCAAAAAGAACTAAAATGGTAAAAGAGTCGGAGTATCAAACCCTCCGAGGAAGACTTGGCCGTAAGTCATCTGGGTATGGATGCGGTTGAGCCAGGATCGGTCCCACCTGCTCCATTAAACGGGACCACTATCAATCAACAGGACGCACACCATGAGATACCAAACATTCTACCGTTGGAAGTCATGGCGATGGATTCCCAGGTGGACATCGTTCTGGTTACACGGCCGGTGGCAATGGGACCGTGTGTATTTTGGACCAATTGAGGTGAGGCGTTATGACTGACTGGACACTCACGTTATGGTTCGTTGTCGATGCGGGGATCATAAGCAAATTGATGAGCGGTGACCGGTTGACTGTCGAGCAGGCTTATCGGTATTTAGATATGGGAGATGAGTATTGGGCATCCTAAGTAGCATTCTTGGATCGGGTGATGTCGTCAGCAAGGGAATCGGACTGATCGACGACATGTGGGAGACAGACGCTGAAAAGCGTGAGTCGAAGACCAAGGCCAAGATTGATTTGATGAAAGCCTATGCGCCCTTCAAGATAGCACAACGATACCTGGCACTGATGTTCACTGCAACATACATTATCTGCTTTGCCATCGTCCTGGGGTTCACCCTGGCTGGCAAAGGTAATCCTGATGATGTGATTGCAGTCATGGCCGAATTTAAAGTCGGCTGGATCATGACAACCATCATTCTGTTCTACTTCGGTGGTGGACTGGTCGAGTCGGCTGGAAGGGCGAAGGCTAAGTAATGTCAGCTAATGTACCCTGCGGTCGGAATCAAGGTCACGGCGAATGGTGTGTTATTAAACGATTATGCCCTTACTGCACTGAGATTCTTGAGCTTAGGATGTGGAAAGAGAGATTGATAATGCTACTTGCTGAGTTGGAAGATGAACTTATACCTACTGTCAATGGGGATCTGGATCAGCCTGGGGACGGTTGACAACTGTCAGGCCGAAGGTGATCGGATCTTACGCCAATATCCAAAAGTCGAGGAATACTTATGTCTGTCAACGAAGCAACTGCCAGAAACATGTCTGACTCAGAACTCAAACGAGCCGATCCATGCATCGAAGTGCTCCGTGAGATATATAATCGGTTTGAGGGATGCCCCCACTGCGAAGATGCAGAGGATGCCGGATCGTACAAAGCTGGCTACCAGGCCGCGATTGACGAGATAGCCAGTCTGTAGAGTCTATCGTCCTCTTTATTTTGTCCTTCTGCGTGACAAGGACTCCGGAAGTCATGATGATGATGCTTTGTTCGGTTTGTCCAGCATAGCATTCAATGCTGTCCAGATGGCCTTCCTATCGCGTTTATCGGGCGGTGATTCATCACTGGCCTCACTGGTATTCCAGACTTGTAGTAATAGTCCATGAAGATATCTGGCTTCACGTTCCGTTAGTGTCAGATGTACCATTATTGCTGTCGATGCGGATGCCTCTGCCATGACTATCTCCTATCCTACTGTCTGGTTACTGTTACCGTGGCTCTTACCCTCTACTTTACCAAATAGAAGGAAGTAACATCCATGACGGATTGCAATGTCGTTGGCCTGGTCGATGAGGATCAGACTGCCGGATCGGAACTGTTTGTCGATGAAAGCTTGCTTCATTGAGACTGCTCCTGTCTGATCCTGTTGAGCATCCGGCCAGCGTCGAGGATCTGCTGGCGGTCGTCCTTATGCACCCTGACCAGAACCTGCACCCTCTCAAAGCTGAGAGCGTTGTGAGCACGTTTTCTGGGGTCGATGGTTGCTTGTATCTCGCCGGTGTCCTCATCGATCAGACTGACCGTGGTGTCGTGTGTGTCGGCGTATGCCTGGAGTATCTTCCGATTGTCCATGTCATTGCCTAGCACATTGCCTTCTGCATCTTGCACTCTAATTGTCATAAAACCTCCCAATCTCTACGTTGTCGTGAATTCCATCCCATGAGGTCATGGGTATACACTCGTCCGATCTGAAGCCATCGAAGAACGAATCGTCAGCCGTGCACCCACGCTCACCCTCACCGATGAACACGATGTCTTTCTTCGGTCCCCAGGCCCGACAGGCTTCAGTGAACTCCTCACCTTGGTATGGGGGCCATGAGCACAGTAGCACATCGCTGTGCCGGTACTTCTCGATGGCGTCGATGTCTGACAGCATCTGCACTGGGTAGTCCAGCACTCTACCGTGCATGGTGTACCACGAGTAGTCGTCAGTGCAGATGATGTCCACTCCACGGGCCGACAGTTCAGCACCCAGGTGACCTGGTCCACTCATAATTTCAAGCACCTTCCGGCCTTGCAGTCGGTCGGCCAGTGGATTAAGCCACATGGGTTGCAGACGGCAGAAAACACCTCGCTTGTTGAGCGGTCGTTTCTCTGCCTGGTCTGTTTCGTAGCTCATTTCCTTTCACTCCATCCAATTGCCGCGAATACCTCGCGGGTGGGTAGATCTTCACCGCCACGCATAGTGTACGTTTTGGCTGCTTTGTTGATGGTCACCAGTGCGTAGGATCGGGGGATAAACCACTGCCCCCCGTCCTTCAGCATATCGAGGTGACGGCGCAACCAGTCTTGTGCCTCTCTGCTGTTGCTATCCATCGCCCATCGCCTCGCTGATGTCGATCTCTTGGACCCTGGACTCAACTTCATCCATTGCAGTATCAAACAGATCGGACAGGTCGCCATCTTCCTCGACCTCACCAACCTCGATGTCGTCAAAGTCAATGCAATCCAGTTCGTTGACAGCATTCTCACATCCGTCGATCCGGCTTTGCAGCAGTTCGCCCGTGGGTGCCTCCTGCAAGGCTTCAGGCATGTTGTCGAGCGATTCCTGGGCAGTCTCACCCAGTTCGGCCAGTTGATCCTTCAGGCCGTCAATCAACTCCTGGGCGCTCTCCTTGGCAGTGTCGAGTGCCAGGTCAGCACACTCCTTGGTCTGCTCTTCCAGCTCACGGTCTGGGCTGAAGTTGCCGATCTCATCCTCGATGTCGTAGATCGCACCGTAATGGGCCGACTGGGTAAGCTGCGACCGCCTGGGGGCAGTCAGGCTGTAACGCTTGCCCCCATAACGGAATTTCCACCAGTAGTACGGCTCACCAACTTTGGCGACTGGGTTCTCTTTTCGTGCGGATTTTACAAAGGTTACTCTAGGCATCTTACGCCGCCAGTGCGTAGTCAGTGGCTTGATCCATCAGGGCATGGAGCTTGATGGTTCTGGCCGGTAGATTGTTTAGGCCGGAACCCTTCAGTGCCTCAGTGGTCGCGTTGAACAGCGTCCAGTTGGTGCGCTGACCGTTGGTCAAATGCTCCTCGTGGGACGGCTCATAGTACTCTGACACGACCTTCTCAACTTTCTGGGTGGTAATCACACCCTGGCGCAGCATCTGGATCACCGTATGGTTCGCGATTGAGTCCTTCATTCTGGCCTGACGGTAGCGGTCATAGCGAACGACTTGCTGTTCAGCCATGTGCTTGGTGCCACGCACTGCGTCTTCAACCAGGAATGGCAGGTCGCGCAGGATGTGGGTGGTGTGCTTACGTCCGATCTGCACCTCACCGCTGAAGGCCAGGTTGTCGCAAACGAACACCTGGGAACCGACGACAAAGCCAGCGATCAGCGACTTGTCGTAGCTGTTGCGCCATCCGGCGACCAGTCCCCACTCCTCGTTGGACGTACCTTCACCGGCCAGGTGAGCCATACCGAAGTACTGCTTGCCTTCACGGTTGAGAGCGTGTGCCTGGTCAACGAAGTGGTAACCCACTTCACCAAGCTTGTCTTGGATCAGATCGGCCAGGTTGTCATGACCGACAGGTGTGTAGCTGTAGGTTCGGGCTGGCATCTCGACAGCGGCCAGTTCGGGTCGCGCAACTACAGTGCCACCGCAGTGAATCATAAAGTCCATAATCTTGCTCCTGTTATGGGGACCGACTGGTCCCTCTACGCACTCAGCCTCCGCGAAGGAGGCCATGTGATTACCTGTTATTTGTGAATGCTGGAAGTTATAAAACCTCTATTTCTTTCAGATACGCCAATCTTTCCTCAAGTTTCCGGATAGCAATTTTCTTAGTCTTGAAAACCCGGCCAACCATAGCTTTGCCATTTGCCATATTCCATACCCATACCGGACGATAGGAATCAACATTCCCAAGTATTGGGTTGTGGCCTTCAATAACCGCCATACGGCGCTCTACTTGAATCGAGAGGTAATCATTAGGAACAAACTCTGAGGTAAATATAGCCTGGCTGATATTCATTTTTCTGTACATGTCCTGCCCTCTGTTTCCGTTGATGGGTCCTTCTACTGCCTCAGCCCCGCCAGCTTTACCTG